ATTTAAGAGTGTCGAAGGATTCAAACTTGTTAGTATACGACCAATTAGATGCGGACTTGATATCATCAACAGCACCATCAATAGCAATATCATATGTGCCAGAGACGGATGTATCATCGTCAAGGTCAAGCGTAACTTTTGCATCATCTTCATATTTCACTCCCGCTTCTTTCAGTAGACCCTTGAACACGGCCTCGACAATATCGCCCAGCATCATGTTCATTACAAATGTTGTTGGCAGGGGCAGTGCTTTCTCTGGTTCGTTCTTCTCAAACCAAAGCTGACAGGTTGGCCTACCTACGTTTGACATACGCAGACCAAACTTGTCACGCTTGTTGCCCCCACCAAACTGGCGTCCAAGCGCACCCATTACATCAAGACCTACTTGCTGGATGGTCTCCGCAGACATTGTGGACTTACCATTAGCAGCATTCTCCATGTATTGATGCAACGCCAGTTCAGCAGGGTGATTCATTACGCTACCTCTTCTTCTACTTCGATATCAACGATGCCATCTACAATGACTTCATCATCTTCGTCATTGTGGCTGTTAGCTTTCTCAGCCCAAGCATTGATGATGTATTCGTTATAGTTGTTCACCCACTGCATGAAGTCTCCAAACATTGCCTGTTCCTTGTCGGTCAGGTCAAGTGTCTTGGTAACGTCAAGTGACACCACAGGCAGATAGAACACTGCACCAGTAGGAATCTTGCGTTCCTCTGTGTTAGCAGTGATTACATGCTGCACAGGAAGTCGCTTCATCTTAGCAAGCTGAGTAAACGCATTGCCTACGTTCTTGAAGGCATCACGATTATCGACTTCCCAGATGAAGGCAGTCTCATCTACATCCACAGGATTGCCTGAAGCATCCGTGGCATTGACCAGTTCAACAGTACCAAGCACAACGCGAACACGCTTAATTTGCTTGATAAGTTCCTGTGTCTTCTCAGGCAGAGACTTGAAGTCTTGGATGTAGCCAGCAGGTTTACCGCAGTTGAACCCACCGTCATTGTCCTTCAGGTCAATGTTCAGGTTGTCCGCCATGACAGTCTTCACATAGCGGTTAGGGCTATCGCCCATGCCACGAACAAAACGCTTATACATGAAGCGTTGCAGGTACGGACGAATCTTCACCGACTCTGCGTAGTAGGTAGGACCATCTGGCACTTCAAGCCTATAGGTTCCACCACCAATCACTTCCATGTTCACGGTCTTGCCGTTCACCTCTGCCTCACCCATGATAGGTGAGTGATTGATACGTAGACGAGCAAGAGTGCTAGACTGCTTACGCTCACCTGTAGTTTCATTAGCAATGCCCATTGCTTTAGCCATTGCTGCGTAGTTGTTAGTGTCAATAGTTGTCAGTTCCATGTGTTTTATACTCCTTCTTTCGAGTTAGAATCCATAGTTATATCACGACACGTCTTTGGTGTCAAGCCAATTGGGGCCGATTTTTGCCTCAAGTTCTAGTGGAACATTGAATACCAACCCCCAACGTATGGTAATCAAGTCAGGCAACTCTTTGTTTGTCTGGTGTATTATGTCGATAACTCTCCTTTCTTCGTCTGGATGAACGTCAATAACGATTGAGTCATGAACAGTGTTTACCACACATGACTGCATACCGTCAAGCAGTTTTTCAATGTGCAATAATGCCACAGGTACAATGTCCGCAGTGGCGAATGACTGCACAGGGTAGTTCTTTATCTGTGTGAAGTTAGACACACGACCACTAGCCTTACGTACTACATCAGGAAACGCAAACTCTCTGCCTGATGGCGTAGTAATCTTGCCGGTGGCTATAGCCTCTTTAGCCAGTCTGGAATGCCAATCTGCGACACCTTGGTACTTCTTCGTGAAGTGTGTGTAGTATTCTGCTTCCGCTGGCGTTCTGCCAAAGCCCGTTGCTCCATATAGCGGCGCGAATGTATGCGCCTTCGCAGTCTGTCTATCCGTAGGCTGACCAGCATCGGTAATAACTTCAGCGGTGTATGCGTGAACATCAAACCCAGTAGATACTTCTTCAATTGCAACTCCATCCTGTGATAAGTAAGCGGCAGCACGAAACTCTAGCTGTGCAAAGTCTGCCTCCATAATCTTGCCGCCTTCAAAGCGAGACACGAACACTTTCTTTACAGGGAAGGTACCGCCACGTGGCATGTTCTGCATGTTAGGGTCAGCACCACTGAACCTGCCTGTGGCAGTGCGATGCTGCAGCAGACGGACATGCAGCTTGCCGTCATGCTTGGTGTGAATACGAATGCCATCAACAAAGGATGACAGATACGTATCTACAGCGGACAAGCGACGTACCTTCGACAGAAAGTCTACGGCATCGTGCATACCTTTAGCACGTGCTGCACCTTCAAGTGTCTCAAGGTTCTGCTTACTTGTGCTGAAACCATTGGCACTTGCCCACTTAGCTGATGGCGGCTTGAACTTTAGTCCAGCCATGTCTTTAGTATCCACAAACAGATAACCAGACCCGCCACATGATGAACACTTATTAGGCTTGGCAAATGGTGTTCCATCTTTCTTCACCTTTCGTATCTGACCGGAGCCATTGCACTCACGGCATTGTGTTGCTTTGGTCTTGTAGAGACGCTGTGTACCGGCAGCGACAAGCCCACGAAAGTCAATGTCATTCATGTACGGGTCAATAGTGTTGCCCCAATACTGCTTGTCCAATACCTTGCGACCATACACAACCCAAGACAGTTGCTCTGGACTATTGAGGTTGATAGGAGTGTCACCCATCAGCTTACGCACATGTTCCTGTAACGCTTGCTCAAGGTCACTACGCTCCTGCTCAAACTCCTTACGTACCTCATCCAGCTTGGCGACATCTACAGTGAAGCCGCGCTGATAGATACGTGCAAGACAGACAGCAACCTGATTAGTCAGGTCTACTGTACCACGCAAGCCGCTATCTTCCTCGCTATTCAACTTGAGCATCTGTCTGTCGGCAAGCTGCTGTGTAGCATTAAGGTCAGCAGACAAGTAGTCAGACAACTCATCGTGAGGAATATCACGTATGCTGTATCCTTTGCTTAAGTATTCCTTCAGCGTGTCCTGCTTCTTCGTGTCCAACTCATACCGTTCTGCACATGCTTCAAGTGACAGTGGTTCTTTCTGTCCACGCTGCATGACATACTCAGCAAGCATAGTGTCAAACACAGGGCCATCATACTTGAAGCCTGACTCCCAGAGCCACAGCAAGTCGTGTGCTGCATTGTGCATGATAAGGACAGTAGCTTTGTCCAGTTCATTCTGAACTATCTCATGCCTTCCGATTCCTTGAACAACCATCTCAGAATGGTCAAAGGTAACGATAGTCTCTTTGCCTTGGTCAGTAAGCATACCCACCATGACCAGTGTATTCTCTGGCTCGAATGGGTCAAGGTGCATCTTCCCATCACGGTGTGTGACTGTATTCTCTACGTCAAGTGTTAGCTTCATCCTTCATACCTCGCTGTTTGATAGTTCAGTTCGCAGTTTACCATGCCGTGCCAGCCATTCAACTTGTTCTTCACGATGTTGATATGGCGAAGGGGGCTGTCTTCTTCCTGACCCTCAACTGTTGGTGACTTACCAATCAGTATCATCAGGTCAGCTTCCGCAGCCTTACCAGTACGGCTACCTTCCATCATGCTCTGGTTCAACTGTGCGCGACCCTCTGCCTCTGCTGATAGCTGAGACATGTAGAACACAGCGCAGTCGTAAGTCTTGGCAATCTGACGTGCATAGATTGCACACGCCTTGAGTGCCTCGTCCTGTCGAGCGAAGGAACCTTGTACGCCAAACTTGTCACCCATGTCAAGCACAAGAACATCAGGCTGGTATGACTTACACACGGACTCTACCCATGCCATGTCACGACCACCTGCTTCCTTAATCTTGATGTTGTTCATCACAGGAGCATACAGTGCCTGTGCCTTGGACATGTTATCACGTACCTCACGTGCTGTCATGCCAGCCGCAGCGGTTAGATACCTAGCACCAACACGGTGGGTAGGTTCCTCGTTACACAAGATGATACACTTGGCACCCTGATGTGCAAACCCGCCCGGTGCAGCAATCAAGCTGGCGTGGAAAGATGTCTTGCCTGTATTGGGACGTGCGCCTACTTCAATAAGCTGACCGCCCGACACACCCTCAACCTTACGTGCTACACTTGGGATGTTGAACGTCCAACGTGCCTCAAGTTCAGCCTTTGCCATGAGCGTCTCAATGCTGATGTCATCCCACTCAATGTTGAGATTGGGAATGAAGTCGTCACCGTAACGCTCAAGCAGGTTGCGCAGAGCCTCAAGGCTGGCCGCATCACCATTGACCATATCAAAGCCAATGTTAGCTACATCCTCGCCAACAACCTGTTGGAATAGTTTGGACAGCACCTCTTGTGCTACGTCACTGCCCATCGGTTCTTCACGTTTAATCTGCGCAAACAGACTAGAGTATGCTTGCTTCTGCGCAGTAGTCAGCGTCGGATTGTCCGACATGAACAGGGCTTCAATCTCGTCTGGTGTGACGCTACGCTCATACCTGTCCATAGCAGTATCAATCGACTGCTTAATCTTCCGCACGTCCTTACTGAACAAACGCTGCGGACACTTTGAGCCACGATGGTCATCATAGAATGACTTGTCCATCAGGCTCCTAATGATTGATAATTCCATGTAAGTTCTCCATATCTGTCGGGTTACGATATTTCAAGTCGT